GCCGTACCACCCCGATAAGCACGATGGCTCTGCGTTTGAGGACATCACGATGGATGTAGTGCAAGGGGCGCTGCTTTTTTTTTATCGTTTAGAGATAGGACTGCAGATATCTTCTCTGACTTATTTGAAACAACAGGCGGAACAAGAGAAGTCCTTGACGCACGAAGTGCCTTTGGAAAACGATGGGGATGGTACGCAGTCCTCCATCAGCTTGCTGCAGGGGCTATACAAAATCTTGACAAAGTAACCGAGCTACCCCTGTACCAATGCCTGACGTGGATAACCTACGAGGCGGATAGGGCAAGACTTGAGCAGACCATATCACGACAACGTACCCGATAAGTGGTTTTCTATTTATGAAGTACGGCTACTATCAAGTGTGTGAGGCTCTGCAATCAGCAGCCGAATCCGCATCATACGTCAACTCGGTAACGTGGGGCAACATCTTTGACGTTGACATGCGCAAGATGACCCTGTTCCCCCTATGCCATATCTTAACCGGCACGGCTGAAATCCAAGAGCGGACTGTCACCTACTCCATTGACATACTGGTCATGGACGTGATGGACTACTCCAAGCAAGACCCGAACGTAGAGCCGTACTCGTTTCAAGGCGTAGCCCAGAAGCAAGACATCTATCACCGCAGCCTGTTCACCCTGCAGGAAATGATTGCCTCAATGCGCAGGGGTGACCTGTACACCGATGGCTACCGCTTGGTCAACGACCCCGTGTGCGAGCCTTTTGATGAGGACTTTGAGAACACCCTGTGCGGATGGAAGTGTACGCTGCAGATTGAAACACCCAACCCAACCATCATCTGCTAATGGCACGGCAGACAGGCAACCCCAACCTAAAGAGGGCAGAGAACACCCGACTTGCATTGGACAAGTTCGGCAAGTACTTGGTTGCTGAAAGCCGCAAGAACCTAACACGCAGAAGGCCACCATACGGAAGGTCAATCAACAATACAAAGACCCTGTACAACTCGCTCAAGTATGAAGTTGGCACAGGTCCTAATAGCTTGAGCTTTGACTTCCTGATGGTGGAATATGGTGAATGGGTTGACAAAGGCCGCAAGGCTGGTAAGTTCCCACCTTTTCAAAGCATATTGAACTGGGTAAAATCAAGAAGGTTTCAGTTCAGTCAGTTAGAGGGGAAAAATAAAGGCCAGTTTAAATCATACGAAGAAACCGCTAAAAGCATTTGGTTTAAGATTAAGAACAAGGGAATCAAGCCAACGGACTTTTACTCACGACCTTTTCAGCTTGGCTTTGACAAACTGCCCACCGAAATACAGGAGGCATACGGACTTGACGTGGAGGACTTCCTTGAGTTTACGATAAACGAATTGAACAAAAAATATAAGTAATGGCTATTACGATTAACCAGCAGCCGATATCGGGGGTGTTCGCAGGCAGCCCTATGGTGTATGCCGTAAGCTCCAACAACTCCGGCAACGCAGGCTTCAAGTACGTTGCTGATGTATTCATTTGGTTTGGCAATAGCGCAAGCGTGCCAGTCAGCTACACCTACCGCCTCATCAAGCGCAAGGAATCTGTCAGCAACCTGTACGGGTACTTTGACGTGAGCAACATCGTAAGCTCGTACCTGTCGCAAACGAACATTGACCATGCGGCAGGCACGGCTACCGACAACGACCAGACGGTCTGCAACGTGGTGGTCAAGTTCCGTGAGTTCACAACGGCAGGCGGAACCGGTGCGGTAAGCGCAACAAGCAACACCATCCAAGCCTACGATGGGTACTCCGAATTTGTGGATGGAGTAAACTACACGACCACCACAGGCGTGATGACAAGCGGCAGCAACCAGCAGTACATTCAGCTTGAGCAGGCCATGACCATCGGCATCGTGCCTTCTCTGGTCAATGGTATGTTCGTGGAGTATTCGGATGGGCAATCGGCTATGACTGATGTGGCCTCGTTTGGTGCTACGGATTCAACGGATTCTACCGATAAGCTATGGTTCGTGCCAGCAGGCGTAGCGAACCTTAACGATTCGGTCATTGACCCCAAGCCTTCGGATGTTACCGACCTGCAGTACTACGACCTTTCGCTTGGCGATTACACGAGCATTGACTATGCCCGTAGGGTAGTAACCGATGGTGGTACTTGCGAGGCTCTAACGTGCCTTGAGAACGCAATCCAAGAGCTGGGTAATGATGATGCAGCATACACCACTCGCTTCTACCCAACGTGCGAACCACGCTACACCCCAATCACCATAGCTTACCAAAATAAGTACGGGGCTTGGGACTACATTGTGGCCTTCAAGAAATCTGTGGAATCAACCCGTACCGACAAGAAGCGTTACACCACCAACATCGGAACCATAGGCAGCAGCACTTGGACGTACGACCCCACCACGGCTTCACCAAACAAGACCTACAACAACTTCGGGACGGATAGCATCACGCTCAACACGGGCTTCTTGAACGATGGCTACAACCAAATGGTCAAAGAAATGCTGCTATCCAATTCCGTATATTTGGTGGAGGAAGAACGCTACGTTATCTTGAACGACACGCAGGTGGAGTACAAGACCAGCCTGAACGATAATCTGGTGCAGTACACCTTCAATATGACCTACGCAGCACAAGTCAAAAACCGAGTATGGCTCTAACGCTTCAAACATCTACTGGCTACCTTGACCTGTTTGAGGATGAGGGCATCAGCGTGGACTACAACCTCGCTGACCTGCGTGACCCAGCAGTCATCTTCAGCCCCATATCCAAGAGCTTCAGCGTACCAGCAACAGACGCAAACAACCAGTTCTTCAAGCACTACTATGATGTCAGCATAGCAGGGGGCTTCAACCCCTACGCCAAGCAGGATGTCACGTTGTACTCGGATGACGTTATTGTCATTGACGGGTACCTGCAGCTGCTTGATGTGGCTATGGAAGAAGGCGTGCCAACGCAGTACCAAATCTTGGTAGCTGGGGAGAACGCACGCTTCGCCCGTGAGGTGGGTGAAAAGGAACTGCGTGACCTTGCCCTTGATTCATACCAGCACTTGATATCCTACGAGAACATCACCGATAGCTGGAATCTTGGTTTGTTTGATGGCGATATCGTTTATGCGCCTGTTGACACCCGTGTCTTTGCATCCGATACGCTCTTTGGTCCGCAGCAGTTGTTCACCCCAATGTGGGAATCGGACTTCTACCCAGCCATAAAGACCAGCATCCTATTCAACCAAATCTTTGAGGATGCCGGCTACACGCTGACGGCAGGTGAGGGCATTATGGATGATGCCAACTTCACCGACCTCTACACCCTGTGCTACTCAAAGGATAGCCTTGTGCCTTTGGAGGAAACATTCAATGACCGCCTTGCACAGGTGTACTCAAGTGGCACGTTGTCAATACCCGACCTTACCACCACCAACCCGAGCAAGATTGTACTCAATACGGAGGTGTACGACAATGGTGGTAACTTCAATACCACGACAAACGCCTACGAGTTGCCGATTGTTGGTGAGTATAAGTTCAACATACAGGGAACAATCAGCTCGCCTACTGGCTTGCGCATGTACCAAATCACGATGTACTTGGGCAGCGTAGCTATCCAGAGCAAGGATGTAATCACCAGCAGCGTATTCTCCATTGACTTTGCGCATACGTTTACCAACACATCAAGCAGCAACCAAGTAACATTCCGCATAGGTGGTGTGGAATCTGGAGGCACGCTGACATCGGGCTGCCAGATGACGGTGATATCAGCACCGGACTTCCCATCCAACTTTGACATCACGCCTTCTATGTTCCTGCCGAAGATGAAGCAAAAGGACTTCCTCGCTGGGGTGGCAAAGATGTTCAACTTGGTGTTTGTGCCAAGCAAGGAAATACCAAACGAAATTGCCGTTTACTCGTATAACGAATGGATTGCTGATGGACAGGTAAAGAACTGGAATGAGGTCGTTGACATCAGCCAGCCCATCACCATCAAGCCCACTACGGAGCTGCAGGGAAAGAGCATCAAGATGCGTATGGCGCAAGGCAACTCCCTTTTGGATGTGGCCTACGAATCAGCATACAAATACCCTCACGGAAGCGTAGAGGTGAACGACACAAACAACGAGTTTGCCGATGGCGAGATTGTCATTGAAGCCCCGTTTGCTGCTACCATCACAAACCGCATCAACTCCAACACCACGTTTGAGGTCATTCAGATGTTTGATGGGGAAGGCAAGCCTGTGGATTCACCGCCACGCATGCTCTACTATCAGGGGGTAAACGACACCACGCAGTACTACATCTTCAGGGCTTCGGATGGCACGTTCCAAACGCAAACTGAATATCCAATTTTTTCGGTCAGCAGCGGCACGTTCACGGCAACATACGGCATACCACAACTGGAAGGCGTAAAGCCCCCGAAGAACAACCTCCTCACCGAGTACTACTCCACCTACCTGCTTGAGCTTTACGCTACGGATGCAGTAATGATGGAGGTGAGCGTGGTGCTTGAACCGATTGAGGTGTTTGGCTTGAACCTAAACGACCAAGTGTACTACGATGGCGAGTACTGGCGCATCAACAAAATGACGGGCTACAACCCCGACACCATGACTGCAAAGGTTGAGTTGTTCCGTGCCTCGTTTGTGAACTCATCGTTGTGTGCCAATACCATCACCTCGCTGAACAACAACGGCACAATCACCTTTAGCGGCACCGCCACGCAGGAGTGCTGCGAGTTCTACGGCTACCGCTGGGTGGACAACTCCTGCTACTGGCGCACCAGCAAGTACGTCAAGGCAGCGAATGCTGGGTTGGTAGGCTTGGAGAAAGCACCTGTTGCCAACGTCAAGACCACGACCAGCAGACCTACCGATACCAAATACTGGTACGAAGTAACAAGCGATGAGGAAGCAACAGAGTTCCGCTGCGTGGCCTTGCACAACTACGCCACCCCCCTGTTCGCAATGGAGGAAGGCGAACGCCAGCTTGTGCGCATAAGTGCCGTCTGCACGACCTACTCGTACCAACTGGACTACTCCATTGAGCGTGGCGCAGCAGGCGATACCATCACGGCCATCAACCCAAGCATCGGTGACCGCTACAACGTATCAATCCAAACGGCAAACGGCTTTGCATCGTACCTACAACTGGACTATGTGGGTGGTACGGCAGTCGCAGAAACGTGGAGCATAATGGCTGAAAGACAACAACTGCTATGAATATAGGTTCTTTAATTAACGCTTTGAAGGGTGACCACTACGGAATCTGCGAGGAGATTGAAATCGCAAAGGGCAAGTGGGAAATCATTGAAAGCTGGGCAGAAGCAAAAGAGCAAATAAAAAGGCAATGGCGGTTGAGAAAGTAATCAAGCTAAAGGTTGAAAATGGCGAGGCCTTGCTCAACATTGAGGAGGTCAACAAAGCCCTTGCCGACACCAACAAGCAAACAGACAACCTAAACGAAACCATGTCCTCTGCTACGGAGGCCATTGATAAGTTTACGGGTGGTGCTGCCTCTGGCTTCAAGGCCGTGGTTGGTGGCGTTAAAACATTTTTAGGTTCGCTCACCACGCTCAAGGGCGCACTCATTGCCACCGGCTTGGGTGCGTTGGTGGTTGCGCTTGGTTCATTGTTTACCTACTTCACGCAGACCTCACGGGGTGCTGACCAGTTCGCCAAGATTATGGGCGGAGTAAGCGCAGCCGTCAAGGTCGTTTTAGACCGTGTGATTGGACTTGGTGAATCGCTGGTCAAGTTGTTCAGCGGTGACTTCAAAGGTGCAGTAGAGGGCGTTAAAAACGCATTCAAGGGACTGGGTGATGAGATAGCCCGTGAAACCAAAGAAGGCGCACGCCTTGCCGAGCAGCTTGACAACATTGAAGACAGGGAGCGTGACCTCATCAAGCTGCGTGCTACGGCAAACAAAGAAATCGCAAAGGCACGCCTCATTGCCGATGACCAAACCAAGTCCATAGAGGAGCGTGAGAAGGCAGTACGCAGGGCATTTGAACTTGAGAACAAGGTAGCAAAAGCCGAGCAAGCCAATGCCCAAGCATACGTCAACTACCTAAAGGAACAGATTGCCTTAAGCGAATCTACGGATGAGGACTTGCGTGCGCTGGCAGAAGCACAGGCACGGGTCAGCGAACTGCAAACCGAGAACCTACGCAGGAACAAAAAGCTTGAGGTTGAACTCAAAGGCCTCCGCACCGAGGCCAAGACCGCAGCAGATGAAGAAGCAAAGGCTCTTGAGGAACGCACCAAGAAGGAAATTGAAGCAGGCGAGGAGCGCAAAAAGGTAGAGCGTGAGGTTGCTGAAATCCAAAAGAAGGTGGCTGATGAAAAGAAGCTGCAGCAATCACAGGCCACAAACAACTACAACGATGCGTTAGCGCAGTTCCGTGCTTCCAATATGAATGCCGAGCAGCAGGAGCTGGCAGCAGCGGAGCAGCAATACCTTGCATTGACTACCCTCGCCATCAAAGCCGGCAAGGACACTACTGCCGTAACTGCCGAGTACGAGGAGAAGAAGAAACAAATCAAGAAGAAGTACGCTGATGAGGAGCGTGCCAGAGAAATCGCAGCAGCAGCCCAATCGGTGGAGCTGGTGTCGCAGTCACTTGGTGCTATTGCTGGCCTTGTGGATGCACTTGGCAAGGGCAACGAACGCAACGCAGAGAAGAACTTTAAAATCACCAAAGCCCTGCGCATAGCCGAAGCCGTTGCAAGTACCGCTGCAGCCATCATGACGCAGCTTGCCGTTCCGCAGGATGCCCTGACGGGAGCCAACTTCGTGAAGGCTGGTATCGTTGCCGTGACCGGTGCAGCACAGATTGCAACAATCGCCAACACCAGATTCCAAAAAGGTGGTGCATCGGGTGGTCGTGTATCGCAGCCCAGCATCCCTACGTCATCACCTACGGCAACCCCACTTACGCCCAACATCCAGTTCGGCAACACAGAAAACCAACTTGCAGGAATGCTTGGTCAGCCCATGCGTGCCTACGTGGTGAACCAAGACATACAAAGTGCTAACCAGCTTGAGCGCAAGATTCGCTCCAGCGCAACAATCGGAGGATGAAAATCTACGAACTGATTTTAGAAGATGACAAGCTGATGGGCGTTGATGCTATCAGCATCGTTGAAAGCCCAGCCATAGAGGAGCAGTTCATTGCTTTGTCAAAGCAGCAGGTGCAGTTCAAAGTGCAGAACGAGGACAAGCGCATCTTGATTGGCGCAGCCCTCGTGCCCAACAAGCCCATCTACCGCATTGATGAAAAGACAGGCGAGGAGTACTACGTCTACTTCAGCGAGGCTACCATCCGTGCAGCAGCCGAATTGTATATGATTAAGGGCAACCAAAACAACGCCACCCTTGAGCATGCAGAGGAACTGAACGGACTGTCTGTTGTGGAGTCGTGGATTATTGAGGATGAGGACAAGGACAAGACCCGTGCCTACGGATTGGACTACCCCATCGGCACTTGGGTTGTGATGATGAAGGTCAACAACGAAGCCATCTGGACAGAGTACGTCAAGGAGGGCAAGGTCAAAGGCTTCAGCATTGAGGGCTGGTTTGCCCAGCGTGAAAAGATGCGTGGCGAGAACCTGCAGGATGTGTTGAACCAGATTGAAATGGCAGAGGCCGAGCATATCCTTGAGCAGTACATCTTCGGTTCGGTGCGTGCTATCATCAAAAAAGATGGGCGCAGAAAGGCTGGCAAACGCCTTGAGATGGAATCATACTCGGACTACCCACAGGCCGTGCGTAACAACGCCAAGCGTGGCGTAGAGCTGAACGAAAAGAACGGCAACAAATGTGCTACCGATGTGGGCAAGATTCGTGGGCAGCAGCTTGCTGACGGCAAGCCGGTGTCTGTAGAAACCATCACCCGTATGTACTCGTACCTGTCAAGAGCCGAAGAATACTACGATGAAAACGACACCCAAGCCTGCGGCACTATCAGCTACCTCTTGTGGGGTGGCCTTGCTGCCAAGCGTTGGGCAGAATCTAAACTCAAAGAATTAGGCCGTATATGAGTACCATCCTCAACACATCGTACAAAGTCCATACCGACAAGGTAACGGATGCTGAACGCCTGACCTACGCCATTGAAGAAGGCGCAATCGTATCTACCGAAACTGGGTACTGGATTGTGCGCAATGGTGCATGGGTGAACCTCAACATAAGCAATGCACAGGAGCTTGGCTGGGTACGTTGGAATGACAACCAATACACCTCCAGCAACAAGCTGACCTTCGCTGATGGTGTGCCTGCTCTGCTGCCCAATAACGGAGCAACAATCAACTCATACCTAAACACACCAAGCGACCTGTACAACCCCACAACAGGCCGTGTATATGGCATTGCAGAAAACGACACCTACATCGCAACAATCGTATTCAAAGCAAGTGCAGCAAATGCCAATAGCACATACGGTGAACTGCGCCTTGAAGGCGGCAACGGAACGCCATACGAGCGTTTAGCATCTACAATTTCATTCCCACGTGGTAACGCAGTTGAGCATCCATTTCACAACGTATTCCAATACTACGTGGATGAGGACTTCGTAACCAACGGAAACTACTGGCAGCTCACGGCAGTCGGTGGGGCTATCCTCGTTTGGGACATCATCTTCTTTATCCAACGCACGCAATCACGATGAAAGGATTTAATCAAGGCCCAAAGCCACCCGTGCCACAGAACAACAAGCGAGGCTGCCTATGCAAAGACAAGGTGACCTACTCTACCAAGTGCTGCGACAAGGGCGACATGTGGACTCAAGGAATTGGCTTTATCGGGGGCAAAGGCCAATAGTAAAATCCCCAAATATCAATCTATTTATTTTTTAGTTATGAATCTGCAAGACGTATTCAAGAAAATTGAGCTGGCTCTTACACCAGAAAAGGTGGAGCTTGCCTCTATGACGTTGGCTGATGGTACGATGGTGGAAGCCGAAGTATTTGAAGCTGGCGCAAACGCATTCCTCGTTGATGGTGAGGGCAACCGAGTTGCCGTACCTGTTGGCGAGCATAAACTTGAAGATGGCAAAATCCTCATTGTTGAGGAAGAAGGCATCATCAAGGAAATCAAAGAAGCCGCAATGGAGGAAGAACCTGCCGTTGAGGTTGAGATTGAAGCTGCTGCTGAAGAACCCGAAATGTCTATCGGTGACCTCGTGGCAATGGTAAACTCACTCCGTGAGGAAGTTGAGATGATGAAGCAAGAGATGGGTAAAAAACAGGAAATGGCTGAAGAAGCCGTTGCTGAAGAAGCACCCGTAGCTGAAGTAGCGATGGCAGCACAGAAGCCAATCGTTGCTGCTCCAGTAGAAAAGAAACACGAACTGAAATTTCACATCGGTGCAGAGCGTGTTGCAACAACCAAAGACCGAGTATTTTCTAAACTTTTCCAATAAAAAATGGCAACGACCACTTCAATCACTACTACCTACGCAGGTGAGTTTGCAGGGAAATACATTTCTGCAGCCCTCTTGTCAGGTGACACCATCGCCAAAGGCGGCATTGAGGTTGTACCTAACGTAAAGTACAAGCAAGTACTTAAGAAGGTAAACCTTAACGACATCGTTAAAGACCAAACTTGTGACTTTACCGATACGTCTACCTTGACCATGACCGAGGCTATCCTTCAGCCAGAGTTCCTGCAGGTAAACCTTGAGCTTTGCAAAAGCGACTTCGAATCAGATTGGGAAGCCATCCAAATGGGCTACTCTGCATTCGACCAACTGCCTACTTCATTCGTTGACTACTTCATCGGCTACAACGCTGGTAAAGTTGCCGAGTGGGTTGAAAGCAAAATCTGGACTGGTGCTACTGCCAACGCTGGTGAGTTCAACGGATTCCAAACCCTCCTCGCTGCTGACACGACTGTTATTGACGTGACTGCTGCTACCGGTGGCGTGACGGCTTCTAACGTCATCACGGAAATGGGCAAGGTTCTTGACGCTGCCCCTAACGCAGTATACGGCAAGGATGACCTGTACCTGTACGTTCCTACCAATGTTTACAAGGCTTACGTTCGTGCGCTTGGTGGATTCGCTGCTTCAGGTCAAGGAGCTAATGGTGTAGACAATCGTGGTACTTTGTGGTACGGTGGTCAAGACCTGTTCTTTGACGGAGTTCGTGTATTCCACGCTCCGGGCTTGGGTAGCAACAAAATGGTACTTGCCCAAAAGAGCAACCTGTACTTCGGAACTGGACTCCTTTCGGACCACAACGAGGTGAAGGTTCTTGACATGGCTGACCTTGACGGCTCAAAGAACGTGCGTTTCGTAATGCGCTTCACGGCTGGTGTACAGGTAGGCTTCGGTGCTGACGTAGTTTACTACGCTTAATCCGCTGACTGATTAACCATAGGGGGGTGGTGGTTTCAAAGCCCCATCCCCTTTTTTAATTCTAAAACACAAAATGGCTTGTACTTTAACTCTGGGTCGCATTGAGCCCTGTAAAGACCAAGTAGGAGGATTGAATGCCGTCTACTTCATCAACTCACTTGACCTCGCTGCGGTTAGCTACGATACGGCTGACACCGATGTCATTGACCAGCTTGCTACGGCAGCTGTTTCTGCTTACTGCTACGACCTCAAGGGTACGTCAAACTTTGAGCAGGCTATCAACTCAAGCCGTGATAACGGCACGACCTTCTTTGAGCAGGTGCTGAACATCGTGCTGAAGAAGCAAGATGCCGATACGCACAAGGAAGTGAAGCTTCTGTCTTGGGCGAAGCCGGTGGTTGTCGTTGAGGACAACAACGGAAACTCATGGGTAATGGGATTGGAGCATGGCTCTGAAGTTACTGGAGGCTCTATCGTAACGGGTGCTGCCTTTGGTGACTTGACTGGCTACAACATCACGTTGACTGGTCAAGAGCGTGTGCCTGCAAACTTCTTGCTGGGTGCAGTTGCAAATAATCCATTCGCTGGACTTCTTGGTACGAAGCCTACGATTGTTCGTGGTTCGTAACCTATATTTGTAGCGTACTGCTGAACGGAGTAGGACAAATGGATGGGATAAGGGGGGCTTCGGCCTCCCTTTTCTTTTGACACTTACCCCACTTTGTGGTCACTTGGGGTTATTTAGATATGATATTCCTGTCATACAACGCCCAACAGAGCATCACTTTGCCCATCCGCAACTGGAAGTACGGCAATGATGACCTAACAAACTACGGTGACTACTGGCGAATCCAAGCCAAGTTCATCAACAAAGACACCCGTGAGGTCATCACATACACGCTTGTTGCGCCTACGTTTGATGAGGACACCCGTGAGCTTACATTCACCTACAACTCCGCCAACCTTGATGCGGAAGTGCCATACGTTATGCGCCTTGAAGACCAACGCTACGCAGCAGGAGTCGCAAACGAATACGAAGACCGAGTTATTGCAGATGCAGGAACGATAGAATCACTATCTTGCGTAACAACTGCGCTCACCGAATTGGGTGCAGATGATGCAAAGGTGCTGGCGATTGACAAGATTTATATGCTGCCGAGTGGTGATACCATCAGCACATACCAGCCCGTGCTTGACACCACCGAAAAAACAATGAATAACGATTTTGTTATATATGGCGAGTAACATCAAACTCATCAATCTGGCTTCGTACACGAGCCCGAAAATCAGCGAAAGCCCACGCTTAAGCTGGGTGGAGTATGGCGATGACAACAACTACTTTGAGTATTTGATTGACCGCTTCAACGGCAGCCCCACTAACAACGCAGTAATCGCTGGCGTGGTGGATATGATTTACGGAAAGGGCGTAACTGCAAGCAATGCGGCAGACAACCCAGCCGGCTTTATGGAGCTGCGCAGGCTCATCACCCCAGAGCAGCTGAAGCGTGTGGTCAATGACTTCTACATGCTGGGCAATGCTGCCTTTCAGGTGGTGTACACGGCTGACAAGAGCAAGATTGCAGAGGTATACCACATGCCTGTTGAAACCCTGCGTGCGGAGAAGTGCAACGATGAAGGCGAAATTGAAGCCTACTACTACGCCTACGACTGGAGCAAGGTGCGCAACAAGAGCCAAGCAGAGCGCATCCCTGCGTTCGGCTACGGAGCAGCAGGCGAGAAGATTGAAATCCTTTACATCCGCCCATATCGTAGTGGCTCGTACTACTACTCACCAGTTGACTATCAAGGCGGTTTGCCTTATGCGGAGATGGAGGAGGAGATTGCCAACTACCATATCAACAACATCAAGAACGGACTTGCTCCGTCAATGATTATTAACTTCAACAACGGCATTCCGCCACAGGAGGAGCAGGATAACATTGACTTTGCCATCAAGCAGAAGTGGAGTGGCAGTAACAACGCAGGCAAGTACATCCTTGCGTTCAACGATGATTCGCAGAAGGCAGCCACGATTGAGCCAGTAACGCTATCGGAAGCCCACCTGCAGTATGAGTTCTTGAGCCGTGAGTCTTCGCAGAAGATTATGGTTGCGCATCGTGTTACCTCGCCCATGCTTTTCGGCATCAAGGATAACACCGGCTTGGGCAACAACGCTGAAGAAATCAAGAATGCGTTTCAGTTGATGGACAACGTAGTGGTGCGACCCAAGCAGGAGGAAATCCTCAAGGGCGTTGACAAGATGCTTGCCTACAACAAGGTGAACCTTGACCTCTACTTTGAAACGCTTACGCCAATTGAGTTCACGGATATTGACGTTGTTGACGCAGCAACAGTCCAAGAGGAAACGGGAGTTGACGTAGCCGAAGCGGTAACGCCACAGGCACAGGAGGAACTCATCCAGAAGGAGGCATCGTACAATGGTGCGCAGATTGCCAGCTCGCTGGACATCATGCGTGCCGTAACGGAGGGCGTGTTGTCGCAAGACCAAGCCATCACGTTCCTTGTGCAGATGCTTCAGTTTGACCCAGAGGTCGCACGGGCATTGTTTGCTGGTAACTCATCATCTGTAATTACGCAGATGAAGTCGCAGAAAGGAGGAGGGGATAGCCGCCCTTTTCTCAAGGAGGAGCTTGCTGCTGAAATCGTAGCCAAGCTCCAAGAGATTGGAGAATCGGAGGAGGACTTGCTCAAGGACTTTGAGCTTGTTGATGCGGAGCTGGTTGATGATGAGGAGGCGGAATACGATGTTGAAGCGTACCTGAACTCACGAATTGAACTGGCTGCACAGGACAAGAGCGAGCAAGATACGGAGCGTTACAAGGTGCGTTACTTCTACACAAAGGGCGTTAAGGCCAGCCCCAAAGGCACAAGCCGTGTTCTTTGCTCTACGCTGATGAACGCAGCCCGTGTGTACCGCAAGGAGGACATTGAGGCGTTAAGCTCTAACGGAGGCGCAGAAGCGCAAGGCAAGTCATACAGCGTATGGTTGTACAAGGGCGGAGCCAACTGCTACCATCGCTGGGAGCGCAGGGTATACCGCAAGAAGCTAACGAAGGATGGCAAGATTTGGGGAGGCGGAACGCTAAACGGAACCGACATCATCAACGTAAATGAGGCCGTGCGGAAGGGATTCAAGCTGCCCAAGAACGCCAAAGAGGTAGCCGTTGCACCCATTGCTTCGGACTACGGAGGCTATACTGCCGAATACGCTCAAGAGCATGGCATTCCAAAATCTCGCAACATCCGGTAGTTAAGGTTTATTAGTTATGGCATACGCCCTTTTTGTATCACCAGACGACATCGTAAAGCGCACGGGTATTTCCGGCAACGTAGACCGTGACCAGATGGTGCAGTTTATTAAGACCGCACAGGACATCCACATCCAAGCCCTGCTGGGCACTGCCCTGTACGACAAGCTGAAGAACGATGTGCTGGCAAACACCCTCACGGGCAACTACCTTACCTTGATGACCGAGTACGTACAGGACGTGCTGGTTCACTACACGATGGTAGAGCTGATGCCTTTCTTGGCTTACAAGTTAAGCAACGGGGGTGTATTCAAGAAGCAGAGCGAGAACTCGGAAGGCATTGACAAAAGTGAGCTGGAGTACCTCATCCAAAAGGAGCGAGATACGGCAGAACACTACGGAAGACGTTTGGTCAGCTACTTGACCTTCTACGGAAGTTTAACCCCAGAGTACTACGCCAATCAGAATGGCGAGATGTACCCAACAGACGGACAATCATTTCACGGATGGTACCTATGAAGTACGGAGTAAAGCGGGAGAATATCCAGAAGCTGAAGTTGTTTTTAAGTAAAGCGAAAAAGAAATGAACCTTATCAGCTGGGGTATTGTCTATTGTTCTTCTTGGTTCGGCCAAGTGGATGAAACGACTTTATCTATACAAAACGAATCAGCTCCCCCCTGCTTTGCTCCAGTTAACGAAATCGCTGATGAGTTTGTTGACCGAGTTACTGCTGATGGTGGTGTTGTAGAAGGCTACGATTGCTTGGTGGCTGCTATTCAGGATTTGAACGAGGACACCTACTACGATATTTTTGATACTTACATCCAGCGTATGACCGATGACGGAGCAACATTGGAGGGAGAAGAATGCTTGATTGACCAACTATTTATTTTGAACTGATGAGCTATTTTGACGATGCCAGCTTGGTAATGATTCCAAGCGGATACAAAGACCAAAAGGTCTACTCGGTGAAGCCTTTGGATGGGTCGGGAGACCTTACGTTCAGCCGTGCCTCAAGTGCAACCCGTGTTGCAAGTAATGGCCTTATTGAGAAGGTACGCACTAACCTGTTGCTCCAAAGCAATACATTTAATGTAACTTGGGACTTGGGCGTTATTACGGCAACGGGTGGTCAAAGCGGGTACGATGGGTCTTCAAACGCTTGGTTACTTACTAAAGACGCAAATGCTTTTAGGGCTATTGAACAATCGGTAACTATTGGCGGAATCTACACATTTAGCGTTTACGCAAAGGCGAACACTGCAAATAATATTGCGCTTCGTGACCTTATAAATAGCGTTGGGGCAACCTTTAATTTAACAACTGGAACCATCTCTGCAACAAATGCTTTGTCAGCGTCTATTAATTCAGTTGGTGGGGGTTGGTATAGGTGTTCAGTAACAGTTGGCACTGCCACTACCGTTTTAGGTATTTATGTTGATTTTAATGTTGCAACTGCTGGTAGTGTTTTTATTCAAAACTCCCAAGCGGAACTTGGCGACATCGCAACAGCCTACATCGCCACCACCAGCGCAGCAGTAAGCGTTGGCCCTGTTAGTGGGTTACCCCGTTTGGACTACTTGAATAGTACTTGTCCTCGCCTGTTGCTTGAGCCGCAGCGGACAAACGTACTCACCTACTCGGAGCAAATAGACAATGCTGATTGGCTCAAATTAAACTCAACTATTGCGGCTAATACTTCCGATACCCTTGACCCTGCTGGATACAATGGTGCTGATAAGATTACCGACAATAGCACTAATGGCGCTCACTTTGTTTACCGCTTTTCTACTTGGGATACTACGCAGCGCACGGCATCGGTTTATGCCAAAGCAGGAACATCTTCACGGGTGTGCATTCTTAATGCAACGACTAACGCAGGAGTATTTGCTAATCTTTCTTCTGGTACTATTTCGGTAAGCGCAGGATTTACGGGAACGATTACAAGCGTTGGTAACGGATGGTATCGCATTACGGCAACTCATACGGCAGCATCATCTCAAACCTTTGCTATTGGTTTGTTTACGGGAACTAATACTACCGAATATGTTGGTACTGGTTCTTACGCTTACCTATGGGGCGCACAAATGGAAGCAGGAGCCTACGCCACCTCGTACATCCCCACATTGGGAACGAGCGTTACAAGGGTTGCGGATGCTGCTTCTAAAACGGGTATCAGCTCTTTGATTGGGCAGACGGAGGGGACTATCTACTGGGAAGGTAAAATTGATGGCCTTAATGCCAGTAATGAAGCGTTGCCAATTGCATTGTTTCCAACTGGTGGAGATATAAACGGGGCTCAAATTTACATAGTTTTATTATCAAATCGCTCAATTCGTTTTGTTGTTTATGATGGTACTACCGTACAAGCTTCAATAATAACTTCAGCTGGTTTCTACACCTATGGTACAACTATTAAGTTAGCGGCCGTATACAAAGCCAACGACTTTGCGCTTTACATTGATGGAGTTCAAATTGGAACTGATACAAGCGGTAGCGTTGTAGCCTGTTCTGGATTATACTTTGACTATCAAAACTTTGTAGGTAAGTATTCAACAGACCAAGTCCTACTATTCAAGACCCGTTTGTCAAACAGTTCGCTTGCCGAGTTGACTTCACTTTAAAATCAACATACGATGAATTCTACGTTCAG